CTGCTGCCACTGGCAACCGTGTAAACTATCAGTCTGTTGGATCTGGTGCTGGTATCAAACAGTTTGTTGCTGGTACTGTTGATTTTGCTGCCACTGATGAACCAATTAAGGCAAAAGATGGTGCTAAAGTCAAACGTGGATATGTTCAGATCCCGATGACTGGTGGTACAATTGCTGTTGCCTATAACAATCCCAAGTGTAAACTTCGTCTCACTCAAAAACAAGTTGTTGGAGTATTCCAAGGTGACATTACTGATTGGAAAGAACTTGGTTGTTCTGGCGGTGCTATTAAAGTTGCTCATCGTTCTGATGGTTCTGGTACTACTTTTGCTTTCACGTCGTCGCTAAATGCTTTTGGTGGTTGGCGTCCTGGTGCTGGTAAATCAGTCAACTGGCCAGTAGGTATTGGTGGTAAAGGCAATGAAGGTGTTGCTGGTATTCTTTCCAACACTCCTGGTTCTATTGGTTATCTGACTTATAGTTATGTCAAAGGTTCCAAACTTCAAGCAGCGTCGGTCCAAAATAAATCTGGCAATTTTATTCAACCCTCATATAAGTCTGGATTTGCTGCTCTTAATGGCATCCAACTTGATCCTACTTCTCTTGCTGGGGAGGATTTTAACCCTGCTGCTCCTAATGCTTATCCCATTTCTACTTTGACTTGGGTACTGGCATACAAGGAAGGTAATGGCGACAAGACCGATGAAATCCGTGCTGCCTTGAACTATATGCTAAGTGGCAAGGCACAACTGGTTGCTGATGATCTTGGATATGTCCCCCTTGCTGGATCTATCCTTCACCGTGCTCGATTGAAAGTTCAACAGATTATGAAATGATGACATAAGGGGGCTTGACACGCTCCCTTTTTTCATATATACTATGTAAAGATTCGTTACAAAAAGTAAATGACTGTTACAACTAATGAGTATGGCCAACAAAACATGTGGGCCAAAGAACCTGAAATGGTTTATCAAGAATACCACCGAAAGGGTCTTCTGACCCCTATGCAAACTACGGAGATGTACAATGGGCGCTGGGCTATGGTCGGGATTATTACTGGGGCTTTTTCTTATGCTCTCACTGGCAAGCTCTTCTTCGGAATCTTCTGAGTGAGGGCTTGACAATGGCAGAGATTACGTTTACAATGACTTCCGTTGCCTTTTTCGTTTTACTGGCAGCGTCCGTACAAAAACTTTGTGAGACTTACTAATGACTTATAGCGTTACTCTTCGTGCCCCTGATGGTACTGAAACGTGTGATTCAATGTCCAGAAGACCAATATATTCTTGAAGCAGCAGAAGAAGCAGGTGTTGATCTACCTTCCAGTTGTCGTGCTGGTGCTTGCTCTGCTTGTGCTGGCAAACTAATCTCTGGCACTGTGGATAACGAGGAGCAATCCTATCTTGACGATGATCAGATGGCAGAAGGTTGGGTGCTCACCTGTGTGGCATATCCCACCAGCGACTGTGTTATTCTGACTGAACAGGAAGAGAACCTGTGACCACTGGTGAAATGCTGGGGCAATTATCCATTGCCCTTCAAGAACTTGTAGAAAGTGGTGCTTGGACTAATGGAGATGAACTCAAAGTTTGTGTCGCTGGCACCTTACCTAAAGACAAATTTATCGTAATTCAAAACACTACTAAACGAGGAGAACTAAAATGAAATTTGGATTTACCCCTGAGGCAGAGATCCTCAACGCTCGCCTGGCAATGATTGGCTTCGTTGCTGGTGTTGGTTCCTATCTACTGACTGGACAAATTATTCCTGGTGTATTTTGAAATAATCAGTAATAATACCTAACTCTGCCCTAAATATTGGGCAGAGTTTTTTTGTATATGCCACGTAATCAATTGAATAAAGATATTATTAAATACGAAGTTCTTAGAATTAAGGCAGACCTAGATAAAGAATGGATGAATAAATCTGGGTATGATCCAAAATGGTTGGCACATCATTATTTAAATAAAGTCTTGGATAAGATTGAAGAATATAGGGAATGATGAACAGGATTTAATTGTATGTGAATGTAGCGATGTAAATATCTTTTTCGCTCTTAATTACTACAGAAGAATCTACTTCTTTAATTTCATTTCTTCTTAGTGTTTCTCCATTTACTTCTATCATTTCATGTGGAGAAACAATGTAACATGTTTTATCACAAGTAACACCAGTTGAAGTTACTAATAAACATTCTCCAGTAATAATTTTTGACGAATCTTTATCACAAATATAGCACCAAGCAGAATTATCTTCCAAAGAAGTAACTGTAATTTCTGCTGGGTAACGATGATTGATTACATCGCCAGCTTTATATTCTGTGTGTGATTCTTGGTAGTTGTCTCTACATATCTCTTTTTCAATACCAGAACCACGTAATACAAAACTACATCCATGATCAAGAACCCTTTCCTTTGAAGATGGAATACTCATGGAACATGTAATGGCATCATCTCCCGCCACTTCATGAAACCATGTGCTTACTATGATGTCATCTGTATGAAATCTAGATACTGTTACTGCCATCTTTAGTTTCAGGTAGTGTGTTAATTGGTTGATTTAATGGTGTAATTTGTGCTGGCACAACACCTTGTTGTAAAGCATTTATATACAGCTGTTGATTTTGATCATTTGCTTTTACCACTTCATTTCTAAAACTTTCTACAGCAGCACCAGTTTGATTTGATTTTTGAGCAATTTCAACTGCCATAAAAGGCATCCAAGCAACAGCACACCCCCACTCATCTACTGGTTCTCCTGTGTTTGGATTGGTTCCTCTAATTTGAGTATACCAAGAACATTTAAGACCAATACAATCTTTTTTAATTAACGGACAAAACTTACCAATTTCTAGTTTAGACATAATAAAAAATTACTTATTGAATATTTATGATAAATCAATTAATTAATTTTTTGAACAAATGATAACATCAATATATTGTATAGAAAAATCTATTGAATTCCCTGAAAATGTGTGAGTGTGTGAACCATCACCACCACTAGATTGAACAGTAATTCCAGTGGTAGATACACCAGTATTGATATTAAATGTTGTTCTATCTTCAGGACCACCAGACTGATTTTGTTCTGGACCACTTCCAGGCCATTGAGCCGCTCCACTGTGAACGTGACCAGGATCATTAATTCCGTGAGTATGTCCTGGAATTTGTGAAAGAGTTAAAGTAGTATTACCAACAGTTCCAGAGATAACTTTTGTATTAAATGTATTACTGAAAGATATACTTCCCCCATAACCACCACCTGTCCCACTCACAACTCTTAATGATTTATCATTATGTGTGGTTACTTTTGTCCATCCAGCAGGAGCAGCTGCTTGGTAAAATAATAATGTAGTTCCAGAAGCAAATGCTTCTGTTACATATGTATTTGAATCTATAGAACCATCTGCTTTTAAAAACTGTGTTGATGTACCACCAGACTTCACAAATGATGTTGCTGTACATGTACCTACAGAGATATTATTTGTGGTGGTATTTCCTCTACCAGTTACTGTATTTAAAGTATCTGTGTAGGTAGTTAAGTAAGTGTTTGAATCTACTGAACCATCTGCTTTTAAGAACTGAGATGAAGTACCATTTGTTTTGACAAAAGAAGTTCCAGATATAGTAGTTCCGCTTACAGTTCCAGAAGATGATATTGTACTAGCAGATACTGTATTTACTGATATAGTTCCTGTAGAAGATAATCCTCCAACTGTGATTACTCCAGCAGTAAAAGCACCATTACTATCTCTTGCTACTAAATTATTTGTACTTGCTGATGAGTCAGCATTAATTGTGATTGTGGTGGCAGAAGTTCCATCATACGTTGATGATCCTGTTACATAATTTGAAAATGTTAATATACCTAAACTTGGAGATAAATTTATATTACCTGTACTATCTTTAGATACAGTTATATTACTTCCTATAATGTTGTAGGAAGAATTTGCAAGAGTTCCACTTCCACCTGCGGTTAAATTAATTAGCACAGCATTTGGAATACTAGAACTAGCAGTTGCTAAAGTATATGTTGTATTTGTATCAGCTAATGTTGCTGTTCCTCCTAATGGAACTGCTGATCCATTAATAGTAATTGTAGAATTTACTAAAGAACTATTAGGAACATTAGATAGTGTATTTGAAAGAGCATTAAAAATACAAGAACTAAAAGTTTTATTTTGTAGTGTTTGAGTTGCTGTTAAATATACATCACCAGCTGTTGCCCAAGAAACTTGACCAGATCCAGTAGATTGTAAATATTGTCCATTGGTTCCTGTGCCACTGCCATCAAAAATACCTGATGAAGATAAATTTAAAGCATCTCCAGCTTGTAATTCACCGACAACGGTTGATGAATTGTTAATCACCAACGGAAATCTATTTGCCATTACCCATTAGAAGTCTTTATCCTATTTATGAGAGGCTTGACAGGTACGGAAAACCGTGCTACTATAAATAAATGTTAAGGAACTGAAACATTCCTTAACAATTCATGTAAACCTTACTGTCTTACTAACTATGACTGCTACTATCGCTCAACAGCGTGGTGGAAGTAACACTTGGGAACAATTCTGTGAGTGGGTAACTTCTACAAACAACCGTTTGTATGTTGGTTGGTTTGGAACTCTAATGATTCCAACTCTTCTCGCTGCTACTATTTGTTTCATTGTTGCTTTCGTTGCTGCTCCTCCTGTAGACATTGATGGCATTCGTGAACCTGTCGCTGGTTCACTCATGTATGGAAACAACATCATCTCTGGTGCTGTTGTTCCTTCGTCCAATGCTATCGGTCTTCACTTCTATCCTATCTGGAATGCTCTGTCACTCGATGAATGGCTTTATAATGGCGGACCTTATCAACTCGTGGTTTTCCACTTCCTTATTGGTGTCTTCTGCTACATGGGTCGTGAATGGGAACTCTCTTATCGTCTGGGTATGCGCCCTTGGATCTGTGTTGCTTATTCTGCCCCCGTTGCTGCTGCAACTGCTGTGTTTCTTGTTTATCCCTTCGGTCAAGGTTCCTTCTCCGATGGAATGCCTCTTGGAATCTCGGGAACGTTTAATTACATGCTCGTCTTCCAAGCAGAACACAATATCCTTATGCATCCGTTCCATATGCTCGGCGTGGCTGGGGTATTTGGTGGCAGTCTCTTTAGTGCTATGCACGGAAGTCTGGTTACGTCTTCTCTCGTTCGTGAAACGACTGAAAACGAATCACAAAACTATGGATACAAGTTCGGACAAGAAGAAGAGACCTACAATATTGTAGCTGCTCATGGTTACTTTGGTCGTCTTATTTTCCAATATGCTTCTTTCAATAACTCTCGTTCACTTCACTTCTTCCTTGCTGCTTGGCCAGTGGTAGGCATCTGGTTCACTGCTCTTGGTGTTAGCACCATGGCATTCAACCTCAACGGTTTCAACTTCAACCAGTCGATTGTTGATAGTCAGAACCGTGTCATCCCTACTTGGGCAGACATTCTCAACCGTGCTGGTCTGGGTATGG